CGTTTGAAATCCAACTCATCTCCGTCCTTAAGTCCCAACACGGCCAGCACGTTGTCATCTCCAAGTCCGAGCAACATGCAATTCACCGGGTAATGTTCTCTGGAAAACTTTCTGCAAGCCATATAATGGACTCCGAAATTCTTGTATGTGTTTCCCACGGATGTGTTTTGGTCCCCTGATTTCCGTGTGGCGTTGACGGAGTACCGCCAGAAGTTGGTGGTGCCATTAGTCACAGCCTGGCCCGCCAACATCTTCTTAGTGTCGTCAGGAATTCCAAACCGGTCGTAAAATGACATCTCAGCGGCGTGACTGTCGATCCCTTGAGTGCTGTCGAACTCAGAAAAATCGTCGGAGAAGAACTTGTATCCTTGCTCCTTCAAGTCGTGGTACCACTGTCCCACCCCCTCCTGCGACACCCCACTGGCGTAACAGAATTGAGGCCACTCCCGAATGGCGTGAACTACGCCCTCGGTCGTGGAATAAGCCGAAATGAAAGGTGCTGCCATAGCCTTACTAACGGATTTGATGAATGGGCCAATGAACTCATTGGCTGCATCGTCTCCTAGGCCTTGAATCAGGCGCGGGGCCTTCACTTTTCGCTTGTTACCCATCCGGCGCAAATTCAACTCGTTTTTCAGAAACGACTTCCGTTCATGGGCCGACCGGCTGTCGACCCCTTTTGACCTTACTTTCGCTTTCTCATAAGCCGCAGCCTTGCCAGGAAGCAAGGAGTTAACCCAGTCCAGCCGGGACATCAGGGAAAAATGCGGTTCTGTTTGGGCGTAGATCAACGGAGTAAAAGTGTCGTTCAGTTCATGCCATGATTCCCGAACCCGGCTCACATCAGCTGGGTCGTTACTTGGCACTTTCAAATGACGAATTTTCAATGCGACTGCTTCGTTGCAGGAAGTGGCAGCGTCAACTTCTGGTACGACGTCCAACCACACTGGTCCTATTGCAAAGACCTGGCGGTTTTCAGCTTTCTCATCGGCGGCGCGTGTCTTCTCCGCATCCATCCAACCCAGTTTGCGCAACTTAGTTCCTTTCGGGGGTGGGCCAGGCATAGCTCCTCCATACTTCACCACTTTCTTAGCAATCTTTGAGCATCGAACTGAGGTCTCCTGAGAAGGATCAACCACTTCATTGTTCTCTGTAAAAGCTTGCCAGTAATTGTTGTTGGTGATAGTGGGGGCCAGCACAGGCGCCACGGCTCCCGGAACGTAAGTGTACTTTCTGGAATCGGATATGACCCTCGGCTTGGCCATGGTTGGTTTGTCACTAGCCTCCGCGCTAGCAGGACTGGCTGCTCCGAGTAACTCAGCGGCCCCCAGTAGAACATCACCGTATGGTTTGTCTTGGCGGGCGGAAAGCATCTCGAAAACAGCCCCAGGTTCATCAACTGGCTGTGGGTCCTTCTGTTCGGAGTCAGCGGCGACTTCGTTAGGCTCCTTCCCTCTCGGTAAGGGCAGTTCGGCCATAACGTCATCCAACGGGCGGCAATTGGGAACTAGAATGACCGATTCCAGTTCTTGTGCGCCACCACCCGGACCAGGGTCCTCCGACCCTGGATATTGTTGGTTCCTGCCATCCGGCCCCAACGCCACCGGCCCCAAGCAAAAGGCCAGCAGCACCGGTGCACAGAAAACAGTAACCCAAAGGGTTGCCCCTAATCCTAAGCAAAGACGGAACAAGTCGCTCGCATGCGCTGCAGTGTATCGCAGAATTGCGGGTGTCGTGTCAGGGTAAGCATGAAACCACTCGAACAGACCAATGGCCAAAACGGCCATCAGCAAGTTCTTGTAGTAACCGCCCGGCACAAACGAAGCTTTGAAATCGTCGGTGGCGGCAAGCACGTGTGAAAGGTGCTTTTTCCGCCTGATTACAGAGTTGTTGCGCAGAACGGCAATGTCCGACATCGCCACATCGACCGCTAAGTAAGCGGCCTCAACTATTTTTCCTTGGTCACTACCCCGGGCTTCATAATACTTGCCACCACAGAAACGGGTGACAGTTTCGGCCAAAATTTGAGTGTGACTAGCCTCGGTAACTGGAAGGCGTAACCATTTGGTTCGGGCATAAGCACGCATTTCCTCGTCCACGTCTGTAATGTGGTCCGGGGCAGAGGCATGCAGCAAATCTCGTATGGGCCGCGGGGCCACGAATCTAGTCTGATGGATGAAACGTGGTCCACGCTGCAGGGAAGCAGGCAACAGACACACGGCACACGAGAACAAATTTACCAGCCAAGCCCAGCATGACTGGGCTCGTTGGCAGCGCGATGGACGTCCGACGTCCGAAAACATTTTTCAAGTTGTTGTTGCAACTAAAACGGGTTTAAAT